CGAAGAGGAAGTGGTGGTGGTCTCCCCGATGCCCAATATACAGAGTATAATATAGACATATTTATATGTCAAGCTCTTCTAAATTCTGCATTAAATCTCTTAATATATTCTTCACGTATATACTCACCATAAGAAAAGTTATCATCCACTCTTCTTTTGCAACTACCAACTCCACAAAATCCACAATTCTTACCAGTAATAAGATAATTATAAACTACACTTTTATAAGTTTCTATTGGAGTACTTTTATATAAATGACTTACATCAACATCATTGGATACAAGTAATACAAGGGCATTAAAAATAAGTCCCATCTTATTTTTATAGGGAAGATTATTAACCCCACAAAAATCAAGATATAGATTAATATTGGATTGATATAAACTATGAAGAACAGAATATATACTTCCTATCTTATGAGATAATTCTTTAGACTTAAAAATATCTCCAACATCAGTAACCTTAGATTCAAAAGTAATATCCGAAATTGAATTTTTATCCCAAGGAAAATTCCAATCACTCCTAATCATATAATCCAAAAGTGTTCTTAATTTTATAGGGTTAGAATCATTAATATAATTAACTCTTCCATGTGGATAATCAACCTTCAAATAATACTGCTGATTGGTAGCATCTATTTCTTCCCATCCAAAAACTTCAATAGCAGACATCTCAAAAGATCCTTCATCATATAGATTCTCTGAAATATTCAATTCCTTTACACCACAAGCACCAATCCAATCTGTAAAATGAGTTTGATGCTTCTCTTGAAATATCCCAGTCTTTCCTGAGAAAACTTTTTTAGAAACTACATTACCAATATAAAAAACATCACATACATCTATCAAATCATATTCATCTGTCATATCTTCTGGTTGGATATGATGTTGCTCATAAGGAACCCCAAGTCCCTTATAATAATAATTGTCTCCTTTACTAACCCTGCCATCAACATACTCAATCGTATCATTTACACTAATACAATTAACTACATTTCCATTCTTATCGTAAACAGGTATATCCATATGTTTATTTACCAACAGGCTCACTAGGAATCGAACCTAGAATAACTCTTTAGAAGAGAGTAGTTATATCCGTTTAACTATGAGCCCTTCCATTTCCATGAGATACACCCAAACCCGTTATAGGATCTGGTTGCACAGCACCATACTTATCAACCAATCTATTAAACATTTGAGACCACTCTAATGTATTTTGGTCATCCCAAAATATATTATTTTCATTAGCATAGTCTAGGTCAGGATCATTCATTTTCTATAGACATAATATCAACACTATCCACATTATCAAGATCTATCCATTCTGCAAACTCTTCATAAATTGCTTGGGCATTTTCATGATTTGTATTGTCCATTCTATCCAATGTCCATTCACGAATACCAACAACAATTTCTTCAGTCGTCAAATCCATAATAATTTTTTCGGAAGTACCTTGAGAGGATGTTGCTATTATAGTACTTCGGGGTCCCGTCGTCAAGGGATTCTGTAAGGACTTTGTTATCAAATAGTTGCCTTGTCTCTTCGTAGTTTGTTCTGCCTTTTGTAGAATGTAAAGATAGCATAGTTCTGCTAAAACTTTGTCTACCATATTTGACAATATCTTCTTTAAGTTCCGGACAAGACCCATAATATTTTTTCCATTCCGATTCTTGTTTTACTTTTCGTTTTTTTCCTTTAGGAGTTCTAAACGACCAAAAATACTTTCTCCCAATGTATTGTCGTTTGTTCTGGAGATTGGTAATGTTATAAACAAAACCAAAGTAGTCGTGAATATTATCAGAGTTAAAAATTTCGCCATTATAAATCCAGGGATTTTCATAGTCAATGGTCATACCTACCACACATCTATGACTTTATTTAGATTTGGACACAAGAACCAAATCGTGCTATACTCTATATAAATAATTACGTAGCAAAGGACACAGCTATGAGTAGCGGTCAATTAAAAAAAGTAGATATGCAAGCAAGAGCATTTAAGCTCAAGAATGAATTGTATGATCGATGCGAAAAACATGAACTATCTGCAGAGGAATGCAGAGGTGCAGACGAATACCTTAATAAAGTCCTTGATGCTGTAGATGAGTTTTCAAACTAAAGTTTGAATCCACTAAAAGTATCATCTTTAACATCCTGCTTAATACCACCCACTACATAAGACTCTACTTCAGTTTCTTGTGGTGCAACTTGTAGTCCCTTAGAAGACAACCAATGTTGTGTCCAGGGTAGTGGGTTATGAGCAGCAGGAATATCATATGCAGGACTTAATCCAATTGCCTTAAGTCTTCTATTAGCAATCCACTCAACATATTGCTGAAGGAGTTTATCATTAAGACCAATCATACTACCATCCTTAAAAAGATAGTCTGCCCAATGCTTCTCCTCATTTACGCATAGGTCAAATTGTTTATATGTCCATTCCTGTTCTTCTTTCATAATCTGCTTCATCTCAGGATCATCACCCTTACGCCAATTGTTTAGAATGTTTTGTGTGATGACAAGATGTTGGTTTTCGTCTCTTGCAATAAGGGAAATGATTTTTGCACTTCCTTCCATAAGCTTGAGCTCCCCGAAAGCAAAAGAACAAGCAAAGCTAACATAGAACCGAATACCCTCAAGAATGTTAACATTAGCAATAGCCCGATAAAGTTTACGTTTTACTTCTTTAATTTCCCATTGGGATGATGGAGAATCCTTCATATCAGGATTCCACATATTACTAGATCCCCATTGCTGGGCATGATCAATGAACTCATCATATGCTCCTGTAACGCTAGAAGCACGTTCTAGGATACGATCATCAGAAAGGATAGTATCAAACACCTCAGAGGGGTTAGAATACACATTCTTGATGATATAGGTATAGGAACGACTATGGATCATCTCCATAAATCCCCATACTTCAATACATGCTTCCAGTTCAGGTAAGGAGCAGTAAGGAAGGAATGCCATTGCTGGTCCTCTTCCTTGCACACTATCCAACATAATCTGATACTTCAGGTTAGAAGTATAGATATGTCTTTGCTCTGGACGGAGAGTATGATAATCTCCACGATCTTTCTGTAGAGAAACTTCTTCAGGTCTCCAGAAATATCCTAGTTGTTGCTTTGTTAGATTCTCAAATGCAGGATACTTATAACTATCATATCTCTGCACACCAAGTGGTTTACCAAAAAACATTGGTTGCTTCTTGGTATCCACATCTTCAGTATTGAAGACAGTCATTCCTTTAATATCAGATTGCACAGGACTCACACTCCCCCTCTTCAGCATTTTCCAATTCATCAAGTAAACTATTTAACTTAGACTGCCCTTCTGGCACATCATCATGCCACCCAATAGGATGTGCAGGTTCTTCATCTGTCTTCATATCATTAGTGTTCTGATAATATGAAGTCTTCCAACCATACTTATAAGTTGTCAAAAGATCCTGAGCCATTACGCTAACAGGAACTTCAGCGTTGTCGAAATGCTCCGGATTATAGGACCAGTTTCCAGAAATCGCTTGATCAAAGAACTTTTGCATAACAGCAACAACATTAATATAACCAGTATTCCCAGGCATATCCCAGAGGAGTGTATAATCGTTCTTAAGGCTTCCATAAGATGGTACTATCTGTTTAAGAGGCCCCTTCTTTGATTTTTTAATGGACAAGTAATCTCTTGGTGGTTCAATTCCGTTTGTGGCATTGCACACAACGGAACTGCTCTCCGAAGGCATTTGTGCTGACAGTGTTGAGTGCCTAAGACCGTATGCCAAGATAGATGATCTAAGAGACTCCCAATCATGTTGCAACTCCTGATTACAGATTTCATCTACATCCTTCTTATATGTATCAATTGGAAGAATACCATCTGCATACTTAGTGCGTCCAAAGTTTTCACAGTGTCCTTTCTCCTTAGCAATCTCATTAGATGCTTTCAAAAGGTAATACTGGAAGGACTCAGAAAGTCCATGAACAGCATCCCATGCCTCTTGAGAATCATATTTAAACCCAAGTTTAGCAAGATAGTGTGCAAGACCAATGAAACCTACTCCAAGCGATCTCCGTGCCTTTGTAGCAAGTTCTGCAGCAAGTACAGGATAGTTTTGATAGTCAATCAATTCTTCCAATCCACGAACAGAAAGATCGCAAAGATCCTCCAACTCCTTATCAGAATTAATCTTACCCACATTAACTGCTGAAAGAATGCACAATGCAATCTCACCCAAATGATCGTCAATATGACTAACAGGATGTGTGGGTAGAGTAATCTCCTGACAAAGGTTACTCATATACACATGATCTTTAAATGAAGAATGGGAATTGCAATGGTCAATATTCATAATGTAAATACGACCAGTCTCTGCTCTCTCCTTTAGAAGATCAAGAATTAATTCTTGAGCACTTACTTTTGTGCAAGGGACTCCAGCATTTTCATATCTTACGTATAAGTCATCAAAAGCATCTGTACCAAAACTATCATACAACCCTGGCACATCATGAGGAGAAAAAAGAGTAATCTCCTCGTTCTTAATGAAGCGTTCATAAAATAATTTACTTAACTGGATGGAGTAGTCAAGTTTTCTGACTCTGTTGTCTTCTGTTCCTTTGTTGTTTTTGAGGACAAGGATGTCTCTGATTTCTTGGTGCCAGATAGGAAAATGGACAGTTGCTGATCCACCACGGATGCCATTTTGAGTACAGCATCGAACAGTGCTCTCAAATTTTTTGAGGAAGGGGACCACACCTGTGTGTTGTACTTCTCCTCCTCTGATTTTGCTATTGATTCCTCTGATTCTCCCCGCGTTAATACCAATACCAGCCCTCTGTGCAACGTATTTGCCAACAGCCATATCAGAACTAAAGATACTATCGAGGGTGTCATCAATATCAACGAGAACACAAGAAGCAAATTGACGAATAGGGGTCCGTACCCCCGCCATGATTGGGGTGGGGATGTTGAGTTTGTGTTTACTGATTGCATCGTAGTATCTTCTGACATAATTCATCCTCGTTTCTTTAGGGTATTCTGAAAATATTGTTAGCGCGATCATGATATACATGAACTGTGGAGTTTCGTATACTCCACCGCCACTTCTATCTTGTACCAAGTATTTATCGACTACTTGCCGTAATCCGGCATAAGTAAACAAAAAGTCACGTTCGTGATCAATATAACCATTTGCTTTTTCAATCTCTTCTTTAGAATATTTGGTAAAAATATCCTTATCATATACATCTATGGCAGTACAATTATAAATATGCTTCTCAAGATGGGGAATTTCTTTCATTCTACCATAAAGACTCTTTCTAAGTGCAAAGAGAAGGAGTCGTGCAGCAACGAATTGATAATTTGGATGGTCTAAATCAATAAGATCGCTAGCAGACTTAATAAGAATCTCTTGAATTTCTGCGGTAGTAATGCCATCATAGAACTGAATCCCTGATTGCATCTCAACTTGACTTGCAGAGACCCCTGCAAGACCCTTACATGCCTCTTCTACCATAAGATGCATCTTCTCTAACAAAAGAGGTTCAATTCGACCATCTCTCTTCTTAACCTTAGTTGTAGTGCCGTTGCTCATATCCTTTTCCAGGTGTTAAATTGAAGTTTTGCTGTTAGACCAGAATACACATTTGATTCTACCATAGATTGGACATCATGCCCAGCCATCACCATATCATTTATATCCTTTTCCTCTATGTTTGTTGGCCAAATGACCACGGAATCACCTTTATCGATTGTACGTGAGATTCTAGAGACAATTTCTTCACTGCGGGGTTCGTTATCATATATCCACACAGGGCTGCTAATACCCCACTTGCTAACATCAGCGTCAGCTCCGCACATAGCAATCGAGTTGTGAATGAACGTACTGTCGAACGGTCCTTCTGTAACGTAGACTGGAGCATCTGTTCTGATGTTATCCAATCCATAGATTTTTGGTGCGTCATCATTAAGCATCACGGTAATGTATTTAACCTTGCTGGGACCTAGAGATCTTCCCTGAAGTCCTACCAAAGTTTCCTTATAATAAAGAGGTATTATAATCCTTTCTTCATCATAACGGGTATTGTCGAATGTTGGTTTAAGTGTATTTACAAACTCTTTAAACTTCTCCGCATAATAAAACTTACTAGCATCAATCTTTCTTGCAGTCAGATAACCAGAAGATCTAGGATTATCAGAAGCTTTAGGAAGTTCTAATTTCTTCTTAAACTTTGGTGGAGTAAAATTAAACTTTGGTTCTTCAACAACCATATTTCTACCACCAGCAAATCCCTCCTTAAATTTCTCCATAGCATACTGCTTCTGAAGAACAGGATCTATCTTTTTAAGAAAATTATTAAACGACATTGAAGCACCACAATTGTGGCACCTAAAATTTGCATTTGCTTTTACTTCATAGATATATCCCCGCGCCTTACTCTTAGTCTTCTGCGAGTCTCCACAAATAGGACAGCGAAAATTATAAAGGTTAGATTTAACCCTCTTGAATTTTGGAAGGCGTGGTGAAATCAATCCCACATATTTGGAATCCACCAAATCCATTATAAAGGTCTATTTTATTCCTTTAATTATAACAGGTGATGAAGAACTAGTCAAGACATTTGCCATTATTTTTTGCCCCGGTACGCTAACGAGGAAAGATATAACAGCAAGACCACCAAATATAGACCACATTTTCTTCTCCATTTGACGGAGACGCTGATCAACCAATCTAATATCTCTTTCACATCCTTTCTTGATTTCTCCATGAGACTTTTCCATCCTATCTGATAGGTTGTCTATTTTCTCAAATAAAACAGCATCTATTCTATCTTGCTTATCCAACTTCTCATTATGGACAGCAAGAAGTTCTCCCATCTTGGTGGAGTTATCTTGTAATGATTCTACGATTCGTTCTAACCGCTCTAGAATAGCAGTATTAACACTATCACCCATTATCTTTCTTCATCCATCTCTTCCTAGAACCTGCAGGAAGTTTTATATATTTCTTTTTCTTTCTTCTTAATGTCTTACCCATAACAGGATCAAATCCTGCTACTGGTCCTTTGGGATTAGCAGAACCAGAAAATCCTCCACTCTCACCTGGAGAATTAGCTACCATCTCCTCCTTTATCATCCTTATTATCCAATCCAGCTTCTTCTTTTCCATTGTAAATTGAGTAAAGTTCCTGTAAGCAGTATAGGTCTACTTGTACATCATGAATACTAGACTTAGGATATTCAGGTAGTTTACCTAAGAATATAACAAAGGTCTTCATAGACGACCACAACTCTTGCTCTATTTTAAAGAACAACATTGGAGTGGTCGCCTCACCAAAAATATTATAAAGAACAATGAAATGATTTAAAAGAAGATGGGTCTTTAAGACCCCAGTATTCTTATATCGTTTCAGTAATCTCTTTATATACTTAAAGTGATTAAGATCTTTATCAAAATCTTCTTTTGTTACTGCTTGCGGATTCTCATAATTTTTAATAGCAAACAGGAGGAAGTTATCCTCATTCAAATGATCAAAAAGCATACAATATTATGCAGGGGGATAAGCATCGCCAGCAGTTCCAGCAATACCAGCAGGACCAGTTGTAATACCAGACATTGCTACTAGAACTTCTTTTTTAACTCTCAGGTTGCCGTGGTTATCCATATAAGTGGTAACACCAACCCATCCAGCACCAGTCTCATAATCACTGCCAGTCGCAGCTGCGGCACCAGCATCGGAAACACCATAGACATATCTATCATGTCCACCATTATAATCAGAATTCTCACTATACAAAGGATTAGTTGTTGTATACTGTGGAAGTTCACTAATCCAGAAACTAGTAGAAGCAATAGCAGCACCACTAAGTCCCTCAGTAGATGCAATTGTACAGGAAATTGTGCTGGCAACACTCACAATAGCAGCATCTCCAAAATAGGTTCCGCCAGTACCCCTCCATCCAAATCTAATAACATCTCCCTCTTGAGCAAATCCATCTACACCAAAACTAGTACCAGCTCCAGTAACCGTCTTAGTACTATAATTTAAACTTACAGTCCCAGCCACTTTATAGCCGACGTTATCGTTATTTCCCCAAAGTGCCATGTTCTTTCTTCCGTAGAATTCTTGTGCTAATGAATATTTATAAAAATAGAATGCCTAAGATTTTCTAAAGATATGCCTTAGAAATGTTAGTTGCAAAACCAATTACGGTGACTCCAGCAGCAATTACTGCGGCCGCACCGATAACCCATTTCTCAACTACCTTAAGTCTTTCACGCAAATCTTCTTGTTTTTCCTCAAGTCTTTCGATCTTGAGTTGCATCACAGTAATCCTAGTCTCCTGTGATGCATCAAGTCCAAGTTCGGTCATGATACAAAATCATCTGCCTTTTCTTCACGATTACGAATTGCTTTTGCTACTTGCTCAAACAATTGATCATCCACATCTGTCTTGGTAGTCTTAACTGCTTTAGCAAGAACTGTCAGACAAATCTCAACTAATCGGTCTCCAATTGCTGCGTCATTAGGAATAGAAGCAACAGCATCTCTAATAATCTTAGATGCAAACGGGAGGAATGCTTTGAACATAATTTTTCACCAGTAAATATTGTATTCTTATTTAGTCTTTATTAGATACCCACTTACCATTGACAAGTTTCTTAACTTCACCAGGTCTCAATCTATTCTTTTCAGCAGCTGCCTTTGCTGCATTTTTCCAATCATCATATTTTTTTCTACCCAATCTTGTATGAGGATCACCAGCAGATTTACCATGCTTCATACGGGCATTACTTCTTGCAATATGATCTTCTCGCTCTGCCCTCTTTTGAGTATCAGACCTCTCATAAAACAATTCTCCTTCATTTACATCCACATTACCTTCACCAGTTTTCTTATGCAAACTCTTATACCTCGCATTCCTTGCAGCACTAGTTTTCTTTAATTCATTATCTCTTTGTTTATAAGTTTTTTCTTCTTCCTGATACTTCTTATACTTCTTATTAGTGCCTGGTTTATAATGTGGTTTATCACCTTTATTTTTTTGAGCCCACATTATAGCAAACATATCAGATTTGCTGCCCTTGAACCTACCCTCTTTACGGGCACGATCAAAAGCAGCAGCAGTACCACCTTTCTTATCTCCCTTACCACTCTTAGTGTGGCCAAACCCAGGAGGTGCTACTTCATCTAACATCAATCAGATTCCCCTTGTCTTGCTTTATAAGGATTGTCAGATGGTTTTCTTTGTGCTGCTCTCCTTACTCTCTCTGCTTTCCACTCTGCTTTTTGTGCATCAGTTGCTTTGGGAAGATCACTAGCCATTACAGCACCATCCTTTTTTAAATTACCAATAACATTAGCAAGTGCTTTGTCTTCTTTCTGTAATCTTTCTCTTGCTAGTGCGCCAGCATCTCTACCTTTCTTCTTGTCAGTACCCCTATTTTTTTCAGATTTTTTATACTTATCAATAATGGCTTTCCTTTTTTCATTAGGCATTCCATAAGTAGCTTTCTGCACACTCATTAAAGTTTCATCAATAACTTCACCTTCTGGTTCATAAGATGCTGTAATACCATCTCCACCAGTTCTTAGTGCTTGCAGTTTCTTAATAAGAACTTGTTTTTTAATATGATTTTCCTTTTTCTTTAAAGGATCATCTTTTTTGGTATCATCTAATTGCTCATCAACATGTTTTGGATGTTTTGCCATAGTCCACTTGGCATAACTCTCACCTTCTTTCTTACTCTTGAGTTTACCAATACCCTTCCTTCTTTCAGAAGCAGCATCTTTCCTATCTTGAGTATCTTCACCCTTTACTGCTTCATTTACTTTACCCAATTTATGATGGTCTTCACCACATTCTACACAAGGATTCTTTCCACAACCCTTACAACCACAATCATCACAGTTTCCTTCATCAACTTGCCAACGCTTAATGTCAGCCTCTGCTTCTGCCTTCTTTACTTTTTGAACAGTCTCAATATACTCATCAACTTCAACTGCTTCAAGAACTTCACCACCAATCTCTTTAATGGATTCTTGAAAAGAAGGATTGATAATAACCTTATTCTTTACCTTCTTTTCAGTAACTTCCTTTTCTGCTTTCTCTTCTGGTTCTGACACAATCTCAATAAGATCATTTCTCCAATTAGATAATGATTCTGTTTTCATCTTAACTTTAGAATCAACTGCCATCCTTCTCTTATAGAGTTTATCAGGATCTTCAGTTTTATCAGTTTTATACTTGGCAGGAGTGTCTTGAGCAATCTTCTCACGTCTGTAAAGATCTGCTGCTTTTTTCTTACGCTTCTCTACAGGGTCAGGTTTCCATCCTTCACTAGATATCATTCCAGCAAATTGATCAGATACTTGATCATTCTCAACAGGGTCCTGTGCTACACTAGACTTCGTAGATTTTTTTCCTTTCTTACTACACTTTACTTCTTCTCTTAAAGAAGCATTCCTTTCATATGCTTCTTTACTATGCCAGGAATCAAGTGCATCTACATGACGACCCCCCTTAGCAAGAACAGAATTTTTATGTTTCTGAAAAGCAGCAGCACTTTTTGCTCTTGCTTCCTTTTCTGCATCAGCCTTAATCTTTTGCTTTGCTACCCCTTCCTGAGATTTTCTATCAATCTTCTCACCAGGAGACTCTTCTGCAACCTGCGATAGATAAACTCTAGAGATATCATTCAGATGATTATTAGACATTTTATTACTAGATATTTTGGGCCTTACGCTTATTTATGAATTCTCTAATATTAAAGTTTTTGATTTTTTGCTGACCAGGAACTGATGCCTGAGCATTTTTCCTATATCCAGAAGTTCCTACAAGAGTATTTGGATGATCTTTATCTCTCATTTTACCCTTCATATGAACTTCAGTGTATTCCATGACATCACGAATCCAAGATTTGAACATATTGTCTTCTTTTGTGACGCAAATAAGATGATTTGTACCTCTCCTAATGATTTCACCAACCAATCCTGTGTTTAAACTCTCTACAATATCTCCAATTCTAAAAAGTTTTCCTCTTACATACTGCTCACGAAGAGATTGCTTATCATACTTTGGAGCAATCTCCCAAAGATTATATGACTCTTTCTGCTGAGTCTTTTTAATCTTCATTCCTATACGAACAGCATTAAATACTGCTTGAACATCACCATCATCAACACCCTTAGGCATTCCTCTCTTAAATGCATCAAAATCATCATCAGCAACTGCCTTTCTTAACTTAGATGCAGACATTCCTTCCACACCTTCAGCATCTGAGTCTCTTACTCCAGCAGAGATAACCCTAATATTAGAGAAATCATACAAATCTCCATTATATTTGTTTGCCAAATTCTCAAACTCTGATTGTCTATCAGCACCTACTACAATATTAACATTCTCATATTCTTGATCTGCTGTAGTAAGAACATCAAAAATAGATTTCATTTCAGCATCATTAACAATTTGCTCCTCATAATCTGGGAACATCTTCCTCATATAAGATATTTTCATATCAGGATCTAAAGGATTCTTCTTATCATCCTGAGATCTGGAAGGATAAA